AAAAGTATAATTTATTGTTACAGTCTTTGGATAAGAGCAATCTAACACAGATACGCCCTTTGGATGTAATTGAGCATGAGGGTAAGTATGTTGTGTTGTCGGGTAACCAACGTTTGAGAGCACTAAAAGAACTAAAAATAAAAGAGGTCCCTTGTAATATATTGAGGGATGACTTAGAGCCAGAGACCTACAGGCAAATTGTGTTACAGGCTAATACGAATTATGGGCAACATGACGACGACCTTTTAGCTAATGAATGGGATGCTGTTGAATTGCATGAGTGGGGGTATGATTTACCAGACTGGGAAGATGTAGAGCAATATGAAGAAGAGTTTCAACTTAAAGATGGGGAAAAAGAGGGGCTTCAACAAATAACGTTTACTTTAGCTGACGAGCAGGCAGAAATTATAAAAAATAAAATAAATGAATTTAAAAAAACTGATGAGTATAAATACTTAGAAACTTACGGTAACGAAAATAGTAATGGTAACGCACTGTATGGATTAATAGCATGACAAGTGCAAAAAATATTATATTAAAAGTAATCCCGGCAAAAAAAGCCAATGAATTTATAAAAAAAAATCATTACTCTGGAAAAATTGTAAATAACAGCGTGTTACACTTTGGCTGTTTTTTTAATTCAAAATTAGAAGGGGTACTATCGTACGGATCACCATTGGACAAAAGAAAGGTTTTAAATCTAGTTAAAACTTCAAACGTGGGGGAAAGGCAAAAATGGCATGAAATGCTGGAGTTAAACAGAATGGCATTTACCGGCACACTACCTCGCAATAGTGAAAGTCGATGTATTGCGATATCCATTAGGTTAATCAAAAAAAATGCTCCCCATATTAAATGGATATTAAGTTTTTCAGATGCGACTCAATGCGGAGACGGTACAATATACCGAGCAAGTGGTTTTAAATTAACCTCCATTAATAAAAATTTTAATCTAGCAAAGCTTCCATGTGGTGCCGTTATTCATAAAATGACTTTAGAAAGCAGTCCGATAGTTAAGCGTCAAGTATTAGGAAATAAATCATATTATGACGTCACTGGCGGTAAAAATAACTTTTCCCTATTTTTAAAAAAAATAAATGGTGTATCATTACCAGGCTATCAATTAAGATATATAATACTCATTGATCAAACAGCATCAATTACTGTTCCAATTATCCCATTTTCGGAAATAGAAAAAATAGGTGCTACAATGTATAAAGGCGTTTCTGGTGTAAATAGAAGCACAGCTAGTGACCAGCTAGAAAGAGGCGGGGCAGTACCGACCGAAACGCTCCAAGATGAATTAACTGCTAAGGGATTGAAAGTGAGTTTTTGACATGATTACAATTTGAAAAAGGGAGCAATAAATATGCAATTTAAAATTAATTATAATTATGATACCGACGAGTCTAATATTGAGTTCAATTCTGGTTTTAATTCAATGCCAATGATACAACAGTTAGACGCCATGAAGGATGGTTTATTCTTATTGTCTGAAAAATACAACACATTATTGCATAACTATAATCAGCAATTATTAACACGAAAAGAAATAAATGAGGGTGCTAATATGAATGATATTGAGGTGAGGGACTAATGGCGTATAACACCGAAGAACTTTATAAAATGGCTTTGAAAATTATTAAAGAACGTGAGGTTCGAACGGTCGAAGGTGTTGTTGCACTACTACCATGCAGTAAACCGACATTTTATGACCATTTTCCCTTAGGCTCTGACGAATTTAACGCCATTAAAAGAGAGCTGAACAAAAAAAAGGTTGAGGGGAAAGAAAGGTTAATCCGTATGATGGGATCAATCACTCATGGTTCACCTGCCGAACGTATTTTTTTATACAAGTTATGGGCGGACGAAGAAGAAAAAGAGGCGATCTATGATACAAGCATTAAAGCCAAGATTGAACCACCTAAACATGAAATAATATTAAATTTAACTAAAGAAGATGATAAAAAATTAATTGAAGAAAAAGAAAGTGAGGAATAAAAATGAAAACAACACAAAAGCATATCAATATTATTGATGAATTAAAAAGTCAAGCAATTAAAGATTTATCGTTACTTGCCCCGGCATTGGAACCAAGCGAAAAAGAACGCTTTAAAATTGCAATTCAAAATTTAGAAAAAACTAAAAAACGTATGATGATCGATCTACTGCAAACAGAAAAGCAAAACGTTACTGAAGAATTAGAGAGACTTAATGGGTGATACAATACTAATTGATCTATGGAATAGTATTGATTTATTTATTACTTTATTTATATACACATTGGCCGCTGGAATCAATCTTTTATTCGCTTTTCGTGTCATGTATTTGACTAAAAAAAATGAAGACCCAATACAAGTTTTTAGTAAATATGAGGATAAGGGTACATTGCGTGACGTTTTACTTAATCAGAAAGAATACGACGATATTAATAAAATTTAAAAAATGAAAGTCAATCTAAACTATAACCAGTCAGTTATATTTAATGCCGTATTTAATACTGATATGACAATGAAAAAAGATTGCCCCAGAGAGATTGCTTTTTGGGGGGGGTATGGTTCGGGAAAGAGTTTCGAAAGTATGTTAATTGGTTACTACTTATGCCATAAACATCCTAACGTACAGTTATTGATGACACGTTACAGCTACAGACAACTTAAAGATACTTGCATTGTTCAGTTTCTTGAGGCTTTTCCACCAGAAAAATATGGTTATACGCACATGAGAGCTGATCACGAGTTTCATTTTGGGAATGGCAGTAAAATTATTTTCAGGTCGTTTGACGATCCAAGAAAAATATTGAGTAGCAGTTATGATGCGGTTATTATGTGTCAGGCCGAAGAACTAAAAGAAGAACACTTTTTGGGTGCCTTGGGACGTATGAGAGGAACGGCATTACCAGTTAAGTTGATATTTACCGAGGGCAATCCTCGGTATGGATGGTGTAAGAAACGTTATCATGACAATAAACCACCAGAGGATTGTCTATATATACGAGCTACTACATACAGCAACAAAAAAAACTTACCCAAAGATTACATTGAAAACATGGAAAAGAACTTTCCACCTAGCTATATACAGCAGTTCTTAGAGGGTAATTGGGATAGCACACAAAATGCAGTATACGATCAATTAATGAGTCATCACATTGTACCTAGACAACAGATACATGACCATTGGTATAAGTGCATAGGGCTAGACCATGGAACACGTGTTGATACTAGCATTGTGTTTATGGCCAAGGATGAGTCAGGGCGTATTTATATCTATGATGAATGGCACAAGCCACAACCAACAGTTCATGAAATTGTACAAGCGTGTAACCGATACGGCCCACAGCCAATTATTGCGGATTACAGTATGAAAGTACAAGATCGTGACTATGGCTCATGGTGGCGAGACTTGCAATCACATGGACTTAAACTAATTGAAGCGGTTAAGGAGAAGTCTGGGAACATATTGTTAGTAAATCAATTACTATTTAAAAACAAACTGTTCTTTTTTGAAAATATCCCATACGTGATTGATCAACATAGAAACTACATGTATGTGGATAAGTTACACGCTAACGATGATCAGTTCAAAGTTGTTAAAAAGAACGATCACTCATGTGACGCTGTTCAATATGCGGTGAGACATTTAAAGAATGTTCAAGTTAAAAATCCAAGTGCTAAGTGGGCAATGATTAATGATGGGCCAACACTGGATGACTACGTGAAAGGAAGGGTTTAATGGATAATGATTTATTAAAAAAACTAAAAGGGATTTGTAATTCATTAACAACAGATCAGCTATGTTATGAGTTAAAAAAAGTTTCTAGTAATTATGGATACGAGGAAATAAAAAACAAATTACAAGATATTATGAAAAATCATCATGATAATAAAGATATTGTCATAAAATGTGTTTTAATAGATGGGGGATCAATAGGCAAAGCGTCAGAAAGATTAAAAAACGATATTGATGTTGCTAGGGCAGCGGTTTTATTAACCATGGATACTCATAATGATAACCCTACTAGTGAATACGCATTTAACCAACTTTCCGATCAATTGAAGGACAATAAAGATTTTGTTTTAGAAGTAATTAAAAACAATGAATATTGTATAAGATATGTCTCACAAAGGCTACTAGACGATAAAGATGTTGTTATTGCAGCAGGAATTGAAGGCTTAAAAGCAACTGAAACATTAAAAAATGATCGTGATGTTTTAATAAATCTTGCAAAGAATCAACCTTGGTTTTTAGAAGATGCACCATCTAGCGTTAGAAAAAATGTTGAAATAGTTAACATGTGTTGTAGATTGCAGCCCATGTTAATTCAATATGCACACCCAGACTTAACTGCAGAATTAATGAGCATACTTTATCAAGAATATAAAAAAAAAGGAGTAATAAAAAATGGATAATATAGAAATTGCAATGGGAACTTTGGAGGCTAAAATAGCCAAAGCGTTAAAAGGTATTAGTGATTCAATTGATTCTAGAATTGCGACAACAGTTAAAAATGAAATTGCAAATAGCGTAGAGTTTCAAGTCAATAATTACCTAAAAACAATTAAAAATATATCAGTAGATAAAGCATTAACTAATGAGCAGTTAACACGATTGTATCAAGATGTGTACCAAGCATTACAAGATCTGAAGTTGAACACAAATGGGTATGGACTATACGAACAGATGCAACAATTGAACAATGCTTTTCAGAATACTAGATCAGAGCTTCAAGGGGTATCAAACGACGTTAAAAAATTAATCGAGAAAAGATATATAGAAGCAGATATCACTAAGGAAGATTTGAAATATCTCTACGACCAAACTAATACAAGTGCAGATGAACTTGCACAGAATTTTAAAATGAGTAAAGTCGAGGTATATAACGTTTTGAATTGTAAACGAAAAGATATCAAAATGAGAAATGAGTTTAAAATATATTTAGAAAATAAGCTAAAAGGCCAAAAAAAGGGATTACAAGGTGCCACTGTATAGTTTTAAATGCCGTAATTGTGGAAACATTCAAGACCATTATTTTTCATTAAATGATAATAAAATAGTTAATTGTGAATCTTGTAGAGGTACGAATATGAAGCAATATTTTGGTGGGCATAACGTATCAATTCATGGATTTACAGAGTTTGACGACCCACGAGGCACAGGCAGAACACTTACAATGAAAGAAATTAAAGAGATTGAGAAAAAACAAAAACTTGTATACGGGGGGCATGACGAAATAAAACAAGAGGCAGAAAAAAATAAACGATATAACGAAAAGAAAACAGAACAAAAACTCGAGGGTATTATCGATAAAAATATCAAGAGATTACATCAAAAATATAATAGTTAAGAGGTGATTTAAATTTGGAAATTCTATTAAACAGGCTAAGACTAAAGATAGATCCTTTTTGTTTATTCATTCAACAAATTTTAATGTTATGTGGTACAACTTTATTTTTGTTTGTTTTTTTAATCATTGAAAATAGTAAATTTTTATTGGGGAAAATGTTTTCTAAATATTTTGAAAAAAAGTATTTTAAATATCTTCAATTAAGATATGACGAACTTGAAATAAAAGAATTTTGTGATAAATTTTCTACTGGCACATTTCATAGATCAAAATGGAGATACGAGGTAAAAGGGCTTGATGCGAGATATATTCAAGACGAAAACGGAAAAAGTCCATTTGTCCGTTTAGAGCAGTTAATCCAAAAACTAATAGATGATGAAATTATTATACCTATTGATCCTTGGAATCGAAGAGATGAAACAGACTATAAAATAAAAAGTGCCAATAAAGAAAAAATATTACGACGTATTCACTCTAAAATTATTAAAAAAGAGAAAAAAGGGAAAAAATGAAGATAACCGAATTTAATAAAATGGTATGTGAAAGAGAAGGCGGAAAAGAAGAATTGACGATTGCACAAGTTGCGGAAGTAATTAAAATAACTAACGAGTTAACCAATGGTGTGCTTTATAACGTTATTAAATTAATGCCTACGGAGTGTAAAAAATGTTTAACATAATTGGTAATCTTGTTGGCTCGGTTGTTGGTACCGTTGGCGATGTTGTTAAGAAAGATCAAGCCATTAAAGAAATGGAAAAGCAAGGCAAATTAGACCTTGCAAAGGCAAAATTAGAAGCTAAAGTTCAAGAACAAAAAGTTAATAGTCAACTAAAGGTTGCAAAGGTTCAAGCTCAAATTAATCATCAGACGAAAGTTTTTGATGGGGATAATGCCTATGATTTAATGGTACTAGAACAAAATAAATACAGTTATATGGACGAAATTTTGAAATTTAGTATCATCGGATTAGATGGGTATGTAATTTACAAGTATGGTATAGACGGAT